AGGGTGAAAGGGTTACACGAACCCCATTGCTTTAACCAAGTCTGTCAGCCCTTGTTTGTCAGAAGAGTTCTTAGCGAAGTTCTGACGTGCTTTTGAAATGTCCGATTGGCTAGTTTGGGGTGGCGCAGCTTTGACGCTCGGCTGTACAGGCGCACGCTTGATTGGTGTCGCAGTCTTCTTTGCCTTGTTTTCATTGTACGCTTTTGCGCCCAACGCCAACAAACCAACAACATGCTTCCAATCGGGCCTACGCTTGATTTCTGGAAACTCTCTAATCACGGATTGAGAGAATTGGTATTCCTCAGATGCGGGATTTGAGTACCAAGGAAAGTCTTTTGCAACCTGAGATTCAGCAGCAGTTTGTGACTGCAAATACTGCATCCTTTGCGGCAATTCGATCTCCTTGCGCTTCATGGCAGTGCGTTTCATGGCTCGAACTTCTGCTGAAGTAAGTTCATGTTCTTCACCGTTAGGCAAAGGAATGACTCCTCCATCAGCATTCTCTTCGCACCACAAAATCACCTCCAATGCTTTGTCGTATTCCTCTTTGACTTTTTCAAAGGTCTGTAAGGAAGCGGCATAATCGGAGTGCTCCGGCGGTTTTGCATAAGAAGAAGTCTTTGCAGACTCCAATTCTGACTGCAATCTGGCTAGAGTTGCCTTTTGCGTGTCCAGTTCAGCTTGAGCGGCTTTCTTTGCAGCAACTAACTTGTTGATGCGCTTCTGCACGCCCTTACTCAACGAACTTTCATCAGCTTCAGGCTGACTGGATTCTTCCTCGGACTGATCGTCCACCTCATCAGAGGTAACGGTTTCCTCAGAATCATCCTGTTGCTTCTCTTGAGCGGAAGCAGGCTGCTCCTCCTCGTTAAGGAAGCTATCAATAAGACCTTTTAAGCCTTGCTGATCTAAACCGAGTTTATTCGCAACGGAGTTATTTCCTTCCTCTTGAGCCGTAGACTCAAGCTGTACGTTATCTTCATTCATGCAATTTAGGTTGCAAGTCCCTTCTTTTAATCATTCCAGTAACGCTGGAAAGCCCGTTGTTAGCGTTATGCCAAATCTTCTTCAGATGTCAATCCATTTATTCTTTTAGCGTCTTGTCTTAAAGTTATAAGTAATGATAAAATCATATTAACTCCATCAGCTTGTCCACAAGCATGAGTTCTATCTTCACCTTTAACTTGTGAACTAATTGCTTGCATCCAAAGTGTTTCTTGAGATTGCTGAATCACATTTAACACTTCAGTCCAAACATTATTAGTACCAGCAAATCCAAATGCTGTGCGTTGATTTTCTGTAATCACGATGCGTAATTTTCTGATGTTGTGTTTGTTACAAGAGCAGGAATAAGTTGCGCGCTTTTTTCAAGAAAATCTAACTTTGACTTTATTTTTTCGCCAAAATCGTATTTTTCAAGTCTTGATGGATATTTCATAAAATATGGAATTAACTGAATGTCTGATCTAATGTTTCCCACTTGAGTCCTAAGTGCTCTTTTTGCCTCTTCCGTAAATCCAGACATTGCCTCTTCTGGATTTTGTGATTGCGCCAGATTTACAATAAATGACTTAAACTCATTTGGACTTTCAAATCTTTTGCCAGTCATTGAGTATTGTTCTCTTTGCACTTTTGCAAGCCCAGTTGGAATATGCTCATTTGTTGCCATATATCCTTGGTCTTTAGTGTCTTTGTCCAAAAAATTAACTTGCTTATCTAGTGAATGAAAGGCCTCGTGCTCCGCAACATCCCTAAATACCTGTGGCGCATTTTCTGAAGCAAAGTAATTAGCAGTTTGAGCCTTTGTGCCATATCCTGCATAATACCTTTCTATGTTAGATAAAGGCGATATTGTTTTCTGAATGTCTCTTGGAGACTGAAGTACCATTCTTTTTTCGTCGTGAGTATATCCAGAAAAGGAATCTTGGGTAACTGGGATTTGTTGTTTAATTAAATCATAATATTCAGGATTAACAATTACCCTTGGAGCTTGTTGCTGCGCAAGCTGTTTAGCGTATTGAGATGCAGCAATAAGTTGAGAATTTACATCTTCTCCATAATATGGCGCAGCAGTTTCCAATGGAGTTATTTTTACATTTTGAGGAAATGAAGCAGAAGTTTTTGCTGCATATTCAATTAAGTCCTGATAATTTTTAGCTCGATTGCGCTCTGCTTCTTCTTTTTTTCTTTGCTCAAAAAAAGACTTTACAGCATCAGATGCTGATTCAAATATAGATTTGTCAGCCATATTATTACTTAGGTTGCTGCTGTACTGGCGTTACACCAATACGGCCAACTTGAGCGTTTTGTTGCTGCATGACCGACATCTGCAAACTTTTAACGTAATTCTGGAACAACGCTTGAAAGTTTGGATCAGCTTGCAACGCTTTCTGGGCAATAACATTCTGCTGCATTACTTGCTGGGCGTACTGAAGTTTAGATTGAGCAGTAGGATCGTTTTCTTGATACAACGCTTCGTTGCCCAGCATCATCATACCGATGTCCGTTTGCACATCCTTGTACATCTTCTGAGATGCCTGCGCTTGATTCATAATCAACTCATTAGCCATCTCCGGTGCAATAGCTTGAATCATCATCTCCGTTAAACGATTACGGTTAAGCACGCCACCTGCATCCATTTGCGCTATTTGGCTAAGGAACTGGATCTTCTGCGCGATGTACTCCTTATCCATGTTCATCACATCAAACCTGATGCTAAGATCAAATTCATCGTGAATTGCGGATAGATTCTGCGGCAACGAGCCTCCTGTAATACGTTGTATTTCCTCGGGACTCATGTACTGACAGCAAAGAGAAAACATCTGCCGGAACACGTTTCTCCATGTCATTAACCATGAGTTAATCAACGCCTGTTGAAGCAACTGCGTCTTCATTGGTGGCACTGTTGCGTTGATTGTGCCAAAGTACGCCGCATGACTAGCCTCAACGCGACTAATGAGATTAAAAGCCACAGTGGGTTCCCGTGCGGGCGGATCCATGAACGTGTAGTCGTTCTGGTTTGTCACGGGAAGAGCCACACCTGGGCCAATCTTGTTGATTGAGCCAATGCGCTTAACCACTTTGATTGGTGGAAGCGTCGAGAATGCAGTATGATCCCGAATGGAATCATGTTGCGCCTTGATTTCATCCTGATCTGTAGATGCCAATTCTGGAATACCACGACAATCTACAACGGCTCTACGCAACTGTTCACGGCGAAACTCCACAAACGGATACTCGCCATGCGCGTAATCAAGCCGTTCATGAATTGCCCAAGAAGAATCATCTTCAGTACGATTAGAAGCTGCTTGTGGACAAATTACAGTAAAGAAAATAGCCGGAGCATCACCATCCATGCTCTTAGTGTAGCAATATACAACTTCCACCATGTTGGTGTAGTTGATGCCGTTGTACACAAGCATGTTTGTGGTTGGCAACAGGTTGATATTGTAGAATGTGCTACTCTTGCCAATACACTGCAATGCACGTTCAACCCAATCAGGATTCCAGTTGTCTGTGGTGATCTTTTCACGCAATTCAACCTCAGACATCCAGGTTCTGCGAAAGATAACGCGAGCACGCTGTAAATCAGCCGCTTCTGGGGGGAAAATGATTTCATCCCAAGGTTTTAACGCTACAATCTCTGGCAAATTCTTGGAAACATACTCTTCATCATACGATGTTTGACCTGTTTCAGCCAATTCTTGAACCATTCGCCTGGCATCTGTTTGAGTAATGTCCGGTTTAACAGCTTGTAAAATATCAGCAGCTTGATCTGGAGCTTGCATAATTAACTGTGGCAATTCCATTAGCGTCTGGCTTCCGGACTGCTGGGCAAGCTGCATAATCTCATCCATAGAGATCGGTTGCGAGCGTTTGCTGATGTGCTGCTGCCATCCCACAAAGAATGCGCTCCATCCATACTGAAGAGCATACTGAGCCCCTAGTTCAGCTTCCTTGCTTAACTGCTGCGGCATTTTAGAGTCTCTAATCCAATGCAGTAGCGTTGTTGCAATGCTACTCATCGTCATGTCAGTCAAGTCAGTTCCAGTAGACCGGATATCTGCTTTCTGGAATGCGCTAACCAAAAGGGCTGTAAGTTCGTTACAGCTAGAGTCAATCAAGCGATTTCTAACATCGGAAGCCCCTTCAAAAGGCCATGCCGGATTGCCTTCTGGACGAGATTCGCTATGTTTTTTCCCGTCATCAGTTTGGCCTGACCATCTAGAAAATCGAATGTTATCAAACCTAGTAACCAAGTTGCCTTGGCTAGAATTAACCATTGATCGCTGATATTCATTCAACAAATCCCCAACATGAGGCTTAACTGAAGCAATTGCTAGTGGATCTGTTTTAGAATTGGGCATACGTAATCATTTAATAAGTTCCACACTTAGCGGCAGATTGCCAGTGCTTTTTCCACTTTTCACTATTAGTGTGTTTAGGTTGCATTATCACAAGATAACCCAGCGCGTCAATCGGATCTTTAGAAGCACCTTTCTGGCCATCTGCTCCTGTCCATTCTCGTAGTGAGTAAATCAAGTTTTGACAGTCTACATGCACCATTAACCTTGGATGGTTTGTTTCACCGTCCAACGGCTTCTCTCTATCATAGCACAATAAATCGTTAATAATAAGAACGCGCTCATCAACTGACACCGCTACAGCAGGAGTAAAATACAATGGATCACTGGCATCCAATAACAGATCAAGCAGAGTTACGCCGCCCTCTTTGCTCACAGATTCTGTCCCAGCACTCCGAGGATCTATGTATCTTTCAGCAACATCCTCACGTTTGTCAGCATGAGTCTCCAAGTCCCAGATTAGCTCTGTGTACTCGTTCACTCCTTTGCCCGCTCCTTGACGCTGGGCTGGGCCAGGTTTGCCATCAGCCTTTTCACTGGGTACGGCCCACTCTCCATAACTTTGGTCAGGAAATTCTCGATACACCCAGATAGTCCCATGATCATCTACCCTAGCCCAAAGCATAAACCAATTACGTGCTCCGGCTGGATCAGCAACCATGTAGTTTGTGCCCTCTGGAGCAACATCGGTCACCTTATCATGGAAGATGTTTACGTCTCCAAACATTGGAAACTGACTGCCAGCCGTTTGTTCCGCCCAACCATAAGCACGAATCTTAATGTCATGTGTGCTTCTGCTCTTGAGCGTTTGTTTCATGCGCTCCCAGTTGTTGTATGGATTTAACTTAGAATGAAACCAGATACAACCATGTTTTCCATACACGCTCTCGGCGGTATATGGCATGTGTCCCTTTGGCACGCCAATCACGTTGTTATTTGGTAATAGTTCGGATTCCTTCCAGGTTTTAATTTTGCTGGTAGAAATAAACTCCTTAACTGTCTGCGTGTATCCTAAAATTGGCGTAAAGGTGACGATCAACTTTCCGTTTCTTGTCACTAAGCGATACCGCAATGTCTCCAGCCAATCTGATGGCACTAATTCGTCGCACCAAACAAAATCCACCTCACCACCTTCCACAACCTTAATGTCTTGGCTATAATTCAAGAACCAGATCTGGTTTCCCTGATAAACCGCAGTGTTATCCGAGAACCCGTTTTTCTGTGTCCAACTAAGCTGCGTGTGCTTGCTCCTCTTGGCCTCTTTTAGCTCTTTGGGCAAATACTTCTGAAACACGTTCTGTTGCATACTCACGCTTGTCATGTGAGTCGTATGCAAGCACCAAATGTTGATGCCGCGTTTTTGAGTTTTTTCCCGAACCCACGGCGGCATATTCCCAGATAAGTCTGTTCCCACAAATGCCTGTGCTATCCTCTTAGCGGCATACTCAGTCTTGCCCGCTCGGTTCCCCCCAAGAATAAGCAGCTCGTTGTGCGTGTTCAAGATGCCATCAGCATCAGGCCATGCCTGCAACTCCGTCCCATATCGGTACGGATCATCCTGCTCAACCTTGATCCTGTTCTCCCTAAGCAAGAACAAGCGCATCGTTTCTTCTGGGCCAACATTGTGGATCATTGCCAACCTCTGCTCAGTCGTAGGAGCTTGCATTAGAGGATGTTCCTGCAAAGGAAATTTAAGCAGTTTTTCTATCAATTTTTCGTGCTGAACTGTTGACATGGTAGTTGTTTTTCTGTAACTTTTCCTCGCAGGCCAATCATAGGTCTGCCGTGTATGCACTGAGATAACACCTGAAAGATGGACTCACTGCTGAAGACAATAGTTCTGGGGATTCCTCTTACCCCAGATTAAAAATGGTTGGCGTTCAAGAGCTAACTAGTACTACACAGTCGTCCACGATAGAGAC